GGCAGGAGGCGACTCTATCTGGACTGGCATCCCTCGCTCGAAGCCGCTCGATGCGCCGCGATTGCGTGGGTGGATCAGCAGGAGGGACGCAATGCCTGACGACCGCCACACCGCCGCCGACCGCGACGATCTGGCGCGCGAGCAACGCCGGGAGCGCAGAGAACGAGAGGAGTATCTGACCGAAGAGAAGGAGACTTATGGAACAACAGAAGATTGATTTGGACGCGCTGGAAGCGGTACTAACGAGCAGTACGCCGGGGGAGGCGCGACTGCTGCCTAATGGCGGGGCGGGATTGGAGGAGGATCGGACGTATTGGGGCGTTGTGGGTGGCGCGGGGTATTACCATGGCGCTGGGGCTGGCGGGTTTTGCCTCACCGGGTTTATCGACAAGGAGCATGCTGAACGCCTCGTCGCGTCTTACAACGCCCTCCCCGCCCTCATCGCCGAGCTGCGGGAGCTGCGGGCGCGGGTGACGCCAGAGGCCCGCCCATGACCATTGCCCACGCCCGCGCCGAGCAACTACGCTGCGCGGCACAATACGCGGACCCCGGCGCACGCCTGGGACTGCATGACTGGTTCGCAGAGGAATTTTTACTGGAGCAGGAACGCATGAGAAAGATGAAACCGCCGCTGACACTCGACGAGCAGCGGGCATTGGTAAACAAGCGACGCACGGCCACCTTGGCGGCGCTGGCGTTGATTCGCGTCGGATCAACGCCGCAGGATTTGCACGAGCGGATTCGGGCGGCAGAGCTGGAGTGCGGGTTGTGGGTCGATGCGGTGGAGAGGCTGCGACGGATGGAGGTGGAGAATGATTGAGATCAGACATAAAGATGGCGCGGTGCTGCACACCGTAAACTTCGATACGCTGAGCGGGGCGAACCTGAGCAAGGCGGACCTGCGCGGGGCGAGCCTGAGCAAGGCGAACCTGCGCGGGGCGGACCTGCGCTGGGCGAGCCTGCGCGAGGCGGACCTGCGCGGGGCGAACCTATTCGGGGCGGACCTGAGCAGGGCGGACCTGTGCGGGGCGGACCTGAGCTGGGCGAACCTGCGCGGGGCGGACCTGCGCTGGGCGAACCTGCGCGGGGCGGACCTGCGCGGGGCGAACCTGCGCGGGGCGGACCTGCGCGGGGCGGACCTGTGCGGGGCGGACCTGTGCGGGGCGGACCTGAGCTGGGCGGACCTGCGCTGCAAACAGTACGTCTGTCAGATCCACGCCAGCCGCCACGCCATCGTTGCCATCGACAACGATGTGCAAATCGGCTGCATTCGCAAGCTGCTAGCCGAATGGTTGGAGACGCTTCAGGCCGTGGGGCGGGAAAACGAATACACAGACGCTGAAATCGCCGAGTATGGTGGCTGGCTGCGGCAGATTGCGGCGGTGCTGGCGGCGCGGCGGGGGGAGGTGGCGGAATGACGTATGAGGAGTTTCTGCGGACCAAGGCTGATTTTGGTGCATCGTCTGGCTTCCCGGCACGATACGTCCCGCGGCAGGCTTTCGACTTTCAGCAATCGCTTATTGAATGGAAATGCGCCAAGGGAAGGGCGGCAGGGTTTATCGACTGCGGCATGGGCAAGACGTTGATGCAGTTGACCTTTGCCGAGAACGCAATGCGGCACACGAATAAACCGTCGCTAGTGCTAACGCCGCTGGCCGTCGCGCCACAGACCGTAATCGAGGGGCAGAAGTTTGGGATCGAGTGTTACCGCTCCCAGATGGGCGAAATCCCGTCATCAAAAAAGGTAATCGTCACGAACTACCAGCGCCTGTCGAAGTTCAGCCCGGACGATTTTGGCGCGGTGATTTGCGACGAGTCGTCAATACTTAAGAACTTTGACGGAGCCACCAAAGCCGAGGTGACGGAGTTCATGAGGACGGTGCCCTACCGGCTACTGTCTACCGCAACCGCAGCGCCAAACGATTACATGGAGCTTGGCACATCGTCCGAGGCGCTTGGCTATCTTGGCTTTCAGGATATGCTGACTCGATTTTTCAAGCGCGAAAACGGCACCGGCGGCGTTGCGTGGGGCCGGGACACCTATCGGCTTAGATCCTACGCCGAGACGGACTTTTGGCGCTGGCTGGTATCATTTAGCCGCGCAGTGCGGCGACCGGCTGACCTTGGCTTTGATGATGGCGGTTTTATTTTGCCGGAACTCGTGACGACAGAGCACACCATCAAGGCATCTCGACCGCGCGATGGGCAACTATTCGATACCCCAGCGAGGACACTGCCGGAGCAAAAAGAGGAGCGCCGGCGCACGCTTAAAGAGCGGTGCGAAAAGGTGGCGGATCTTGTATCGGCGCATGATTGTTCGGTTGTGTGGTGCCACCTGAACGCCGAGGGCGATCTTTTGAAGAAATTGATCCCTGACTCAGAACAGGTATCAGGTAGCGACACGGACGAGCGAAAGGAGGAACTACTGTCGGCGTTTAGTGCTGGGCAAATAAAGCGGCTGATTACAAAGCCGCAGATCGCAGGGTACGGCCTCAACTGGCAGCACTGCGCTCATCAGACGACCTTTGTTTCGCATTCCTTCGAGCAGTACTATCAGGGCGTCCGGCGCTCATGGCGGTTTGGGCAGAAACGCAAGGTAACGATAGACATTGTGTCAAGCGAGGGCGAGGCCGGGGTACTGGAAAATCTCAACCGCAAGGCGGCGCAAGCGGCAAAGATGTTTGATCGTATGGTCGAGCTTATGAATAACGAACTTCGGATCGAAAGATCAACAGCATTTACCAAGCAACAGGAGACTCCATCATGGCTGTAATGGATCAAGTAATGACCGATCGCTACGCGATCTATAACGGAGATTGTATTGAGGTAATGGCATCGCTGCCGAGCGAATCCATACACCTGTCTGTGTACTCTCCTCCGTTTTGCGGACTCTACCACTACTCATCGAGTGACAGAGATCTATCGAACTGCCGGTCGTATGCCGAGTTTTTCGAGCACTACGGACACGTAATCAAAGAGATCACAAGGCTTACGCTGCCTGGTCGGTGCAGTGCTGTGCATTGCATGGATGTACCGGACAATGGAGCAAACGTAGGCGGAGACCTTATCGACTTTCCCGGTGACATCATTCGGGCGCATAAGCAGCAGGGGTGGAGCTATGCCGGGCGCTATCATGTCTGGAAAGAGCCGCTTGAGGTTCGCAACCGGACAATGGCGAAGGGGCTTGCGCATCGCCAGATGACCGAAGATTCTACGCTGTGCGATGTCGCGAGCGCGGATTACCTTTTACTGTTCCGCAAAAACGGAGAGAACCCGATCCCGGTCGAGCATCCGCGCGGGCTCATGAGGTATGCGGGCGAGAGGCAGGTTCCGCGCGAATTGTGGCAGTACCGCGGACACAAGGGCAATCAGATTGAAAACCGATACTCGCATTGGATATGGCGGCAGTATGCCTCAGCGTTCTGGGACGACGTGCGACTCGGCAGAGTACTGCCTTACCGCGAGGCGCGAGAAAGCGAAGATGAGCGCCATATGCACCCACTTCAGCTGGACGTTATCGAGCGAACGGTGGTTCTGAGGACGAATCCAGGCGAGGTTGTTTTGACGCCATTTATGGGTGTCGGGTCTGAGCCGTATGGGGCGCTGATTAACGGGCGGAAGGCTATTGGTGCTGAGTTAAAACCGAGCTACTTTCGCCAAGCGGTAAAGAATTTGGCGCTGGCAAAGGTAGACATGGATTTTGATGACGACGATAGGCAGGTCGTTATGTTTGAAGATGCCGAGGTTCCCGCATGACCATCCCCCAACTCCACATCGAAGCCGCCCTGGCCTCGCCCACGGTCAAGGCCGAGATCATCGACCTCGTCTACCGGGGTGTGGCCGACTGGGCGTGGCCTGCGGCGTATTTGAAGATCGCGACGCCGGAGGAATGGCGGAAGGCGGTGCGGGCATGACGGCCAGCGCCGGATACATCGAAATGCAGGGACTGGGTGTGTTTTGCCTGGATTGCGAAAGGCAAGTAGACGTCGGCAGCGTGCATAGCCTGGCAGAAGCATGGCCCGCAAAATACTGGGCATATTGCGTCTGCACGGATTCGCCAGCGTGCGCGTCGCGGGACGAGGCTCTTGCTGGCTGGAAGGCGGTGAAGGGATGACTCCAGCCAAGAAAGCACGCCGCCTGGAAGACTTGGCGGAGCATCCCTTCAGCCACAACATGAGCGACAGCGATGCCGAGATCGCCGCCGAAGCCGCCGCCCACTTCCGCACCCTTATCCCCGACGCCAACGGGCTGTTGCCGTGTCCGATGTGCGGGGCGGGGACGCGAATTGTTGTGCTCGAGCAGAAATACAAGGGCATGGTCTGGAGGCGCATCCAGTGCCGCGAGTGCGCCATCTACACGCCCATGCGGCGTACCGAGATCGAGGCGCGGCGGGCCTGGAATCGCCGGGGAGGAGTGGCGTATGAATAAGTACATGATTGCGGTGCCGATGCACGACCGGCGCGCCCTCGAAGTGATCGCCGACGCCATCAACAACCCGGACTCGATCCACGATATGGTCTACGCGGCGTTTCGGGCGAAGGTTCCCGATTGGGCCGAGCACGGGTGGGAGTTGCGGGCCACTCCAGGGGTTGAGCATATTTTTGTGACGGCAAGGAGGAAAACATGACACTCACAGAGAAATGGAATCTGTTTGAGAAATTCGTTCTGCCCGAGGTGCGGCAGATGGCCCGGGCCGCGTACTTTGCCGGCTACGCCGAGGCCTTGGTGGCGGCGGGGGATCCAGAGGGGGCGTTGAAGGTGATGGATGAGTTGCGGGAGGGGAAGCCGTGACCCGCACCTGCCGCCACTGCAACGAGCCAGCGGTCAGCTACAGCAACGCGCCGCTCTGCCGCCAGCACTACAACGAACGCCGACGCAAGGGCCGCCCGCGCCAGCCGCGCCAGCCTTCGGCGGTCTGCAAGCAGTGCGGGGCGCCGCGGAAGCCGGGGGTGACCGTAACGCTGTGCGCTGACCACTACCGCGACTACGCGCGGAAACAAGTCCGTCGCAGCCGGGGTATGGATCCGGACGCGCCGGTGAAGGTGGTCGATACCTCAAAATGCAAGCTGTGCGACGAACCGCGCCTCCCCTACGGGGTCATGTGTCGCCAGTGCCTCCGCAACTACGAGGCCGAGAGACGCCGGAAAGCGGGAGTGCAGCCGAGGTCTACGACGTGCGAGTCGCCGGGGTGCGGGCAGCCGAAGGCCACGCCGCACGGGAAGTTCTGCCGCGTGTGTTACGACCAGCGGCACGAGGCAAAGGTCAAAGCCAGCAGCCGCGCGAAGATGGCAACGGCGGCGAAGGCGACAGAGAAGCAGATCCCGCGCCGCTGGGACACCGCCCTGCCGGGGCGCGGGGTGACCGAGCCGGTCGTGGGGGCGGAAGTGTTTGCCAAGCCTGAGCCGATTGAGCCGACGCGGCCAGTGACGCGGATCCGGGCGGCGGATGCGGACGAGCGGGAGGCGCGGGAGCGGGAGTGGGCAGAGTGGTTACAGAGGAGGAGGAATAGCGATGCGTAGAGCGGCAAAGATTGACGCGAACCAGCCAGCGACCGTCAAGGCGCTGCGAGACGCTGGAATGACCGTGGCGGTGACCAGCGGGCTGGGGAAGGGCTTCCCGGACTTAGTGGTAGGTTTCCGTGGCCTGACGTGCCTAGTCGAGTTGAAGGACGGCGACAAGCCGCCGTCCGCGCAAAAGCTGACGGCTGACGAGGTGCAGTTTCGCGACTCGTGGGCGGGCCACTGGTGCCAGGCCGGGAGCGCGGAGGATGTGATCGTGGAGGTGTTGCGTCATGCCCAAGCGCACGGGCGAATCTAGTAGCATCCTGGAGGCCCGGCAGCGGTACGACCGGCAGAATCAGGAGGCGGCGGCGCTTGTGCTGGCCGACCTGGAGCGGTACCCGGAGTGCTCGGCTATGCGGCGGTGGGCGGAGATGGTGGCCAAAAAGGAGGGCAGGAATGCCACGCGCCCGCAACATTAAGCCTGGATTTTTTACGAATGAGGTGCTCGCCGAGCTTCCGCCACTCACCCGGCTGCTGTTCATCGGCCTGTGGACCGAAGCCGACCGCGAAGGGCGGCTAGAGGACCGACCGACGCGGCTGCGGCTTCGGTTGTTTCCGTTGGACGAGTTTAGCGTTGAGGAATCACTCGAACAATTGTGCGCTAAAGGATTCATAGCGCGGTACTTAGCCGATGGCCTTGCGGTCATTCAGATCCTTGCATGGCACAAGCACCAGCGCCCGCACTTCAAGGAAGCGCCTAGTACTCTACCGGCGCAAGTACTACTGAGCACCAACCTAGGTAGTGGCGAGCACCAACCTAGGTCAGTGCTGGCACCAACCAAGGTAGGTGCTAGCACCAACCTAGGTAGTGGCGAGCACCGCCTGATACCTGATACCGGATACCTGATACCTGATGCCGGATTCCGCGAAGCCGTATTCGTTGCACCGGAGCAGCCGAAGGCAGCGGCACGGCAGCAGGCCGACATTGACTGGAGCGAGCCGGACCCAACGCAACTGATCCGCGCCAAGGTCGAGCAGTTCGCCGAAGCATGGCTGGAGCCGGGCAACGTGCCGAGGGCGGCGGCGGCAGCCGAGCGGGAGTTCGTGAAGGCCGGAGCGGACGTGGTGGAGTGGCTGGGCAAGATCCAGGTCTCATTCGACCGCTGGGCCGAATACCACGCCGCAAAACGCTTCCGCGACCGGAAGCACTTTATACCGCACTTGGAGCGGTGGTTCTACGACGGCGACTATTCGCGCCGCCTACCTGGGCAAGGATTGGCCGTTGTCGCGCCGCAGGTGCCGCTGTGCGCGATTTGTGGGGGGTCGGGCATGGTTTACCCTGACGCGCCGCCGGAACTTCTGGGAGAGGCGCGTCTTGACTGGCTGGCGGCAAATGGCAAGGCGTGCGCCTGCGGGGCGGCGGCGTGACAGAGCAGGAGCGGTTGGCGGTGGAGTTCCTGGAGGCCATCGAGGCGGCGCGAGGCAGTAAGGGGTACTGTTCCGCCCGGAAGCTGGAGCTGTGGGCGCGGCGACGGTTCGGGCTGAGCCGCAAAAAATGCGGACGCTGCGGGGAGTGGCTGAGTAATTCAGCGTTCCGCGCAGCGTCTGGGTATCGGTTCGGCCTGGCGGCGTGTTGCCGGCAATGCGAGCGCCAGCGGGTCATTTGCCCGGAAGGTTGTGATCCGGGCACCGCCGCCGCAACTCCCGCGCCGTGACGACGGCGGCGTAAAATACCACAATGCCCACCTCCCCGCCCCGCTGGTGTGCCCGCTGCAGCCGCGCCCACTCCGGCGCGTGCCCGGCGCTGGTCGCCGCCAGGCGCGGCGCCAACCGCCCGCCCGATAACCGGCCCGACTCCACCGCCCGCGGCTACGACTGGACCTGGGAACGGCTGTCCCGCATGATCCGGCGCGAGCGTCCCATCTGCGAGCACTGCGGCGTGGCGCCGTCGCGCATGGTGGACCACATCGTGCCGCTGCGGGCCGGCGGCGCGCGGCTGGACTTGGCGAACTTGCAGGCACTGTGCCTGCCGTGCCACGCGTCGAAAACCCGATCCGAGCGGAGACGGAGGTAGTACTAATGCCTGTGGAAAACTTTCCACAGGCCGGGAGGCCGCAGCACCCCGAAAACAGCGGAAAAGGAGCACAAAAGGCGAAGACCTAACGGTTAGGAGGGGGAGGGGCTGTGGAAATCCTGTGGATATCTACGCAGCAC